ATCATTTGCTTTTATAAATTCAACATTATTAGTAAGATGTTTATACTCATCTTTTATCTTATACTGTGTATCATAGAAAGTGTGTTTAAACTGAAGATTAGCTCTACTCATTATATCTTTCTCTAAATATTGAAATATTTCAGGAGTAAGCATTTTTTCTCTTGCACAAAATTCTGCAAAATTTAAACTACCTTTACCACTAATATAAAATAGTCTACTGTGATCCCTAAAAGTTCTACTTGCTTTAGTTCTTAAGTTTACCATTCTAGAAGCATAACCTTCTCTTGTAAGTTTCCAAATCCAGTATATAGATTTATTTATATCACAGACATTTAAGATCATTTGAGCCATCTTCCAATTACCTTCATCAGGGCTTCTTAGCATCCCTTTTAGTGTTTCATACACTTCTGCATTTAATACTGGAGCTTCCCCCTTAATGGGGGTTGCTACCAGTGGTGTATATGTTGCTTGTTCCTCCATATTATTTCATTGACATTTTTAATACATCTGGATTAAGCATAAGCTTCTGAAACTTTTGCTTATTATAGTTAAGTATTTGCTTAACAATGATATACTTTAAGTCATTAGTAAATATTTGATCTGTAGAGAATCTAATCAATCTATCAGTGATCTTTTGAGTGATAGAGTTGTTATCAGAATAGTTACAAGTAAAGTTAATTAACCTTGTGGCTAATACACTTGCAATATCTGCACGATAGTCATTATCAGTACCAATACAGCTGTTTAACTCACCCATGATATATGCTTCATTATCATGAAGTAACATATCTTTAGGAGATACTAACTTATCTAACTTGTTGTTGATAAATGTAGTAAACATGGTAGTAAACTCTGGATTAGTAGTTGCCTCACCAAGCTGTTGAATAAGTGGTAATTCATCAGCAAAGTTAGTAACAGACATTAATGAGTTAAAGAACATAGTTACAGTCCTAGCATTAATGCCTTCACCTTCCATTAACTCTGGGTGTAATAATAAGAAGTTAACACATCTGCCATCTATGCCTGTTTTCTCTGCATATCTAGCCCATACATTAACATCAAACTTATAGTTTACATTGATAACACGAGTCTTCTGAGCTGCATCCATTGTACTAACAGAATAGTTACCATTATCTGGATTAGAAGTTAATACAATAAATGAACCTTGAGGTAAACACCAGCTGTTATAACACTGAGTCTCTATCAATGTCATAGTTGCCTGAATAAACTTCTCAGTTGCTCTGCTATAATCATCTAATAATAACAACACAGGCTGTGTTCTACCTTGTGCCCACTCTGGTGCAGCATGTGTCATTCTCTTTTCACCGGTTGGTTTATAGCCAGCTTGAATATACTGAGGCATAGTACCTTCTACAACCCATCTGAATGCACCATCTTTACCTACCATCTCATGCTCTTTACAAGGGTAACCTACTAACATTTGTTATCCTATAGGCTCTTTATCCTATAGCTCACTGTCTTTATGTATACACAGTGTTCAGACTATATCATCTATATTTTATTAATACTTGGTAGCATTAAAATATAGTTGTGCGCTCTTGGGTATTTTGTCTTCAGCACCACCTGTTAAGATTACTTTACCTAGTCGTTGCTCCTTTACTATATTTCTATAGTACTTGGATCAGGATTGGCCTTGTTTATAAGGCTGTTCCCTGAGTTCACACAATTTTACTCGGACCTAGTAGGTTTTGCTTTTAAGACTATTTCTCTTTTACCTTTAACAAGTTGATCTACAAGCATTTGATTTATATTCTTGATACCCTTTTTTACAGGAACTTCTTCTCCTGTAGGTTCAATAATAAATAAGTCAAAATATTTTGTAATAACTTGAGGTCTAATGTAGTTGAATTTTTGTGGTAAAACTTTAGAGTCTTTGTATCTAAATCTGTTTATTCCACATACTCTTCCTTCATAGTATTTAGATGCTGTAACTTGTATGTGATGTGTTGATACTCCTAATTCCTTAGCAGCTTCTTCACAATTAATAAAGTCTTTTATAAAATCTCCAGCTAAATCATACATTTCAACAGGTTTTTTATCTGGTTTTTTATGTTGATTGCTAGCATAAGATTCTTTTAAAGATTTTGAGATTTTTTCTCTTGATACTTTACTTAATACTTTTGTTACAGGATCTTGCATATTCATTGTAGCTTTTAATTCTTTTATATAATAAGCTTCTCTAACAGTTCTATCAACAGGTTCACAAAATTCTACTATTTTAAAATAGATTTCTGTTTCTCCATATTTATTAAAACAATGTTGTAAATAGCCATTACCATGAATATTATTTTTCATGTCATATCTATGCTCATATAATCTTGACCACAATGATTTACTACTTCCTACATATAAGTGTTCTTTACATTGTATAATATAAATACCACACTTGTTTTTAAGATCTTTAGTTTTTAAGTCTTTAAATAGATTTTTCATAGTTCTATAAGTTAAGTTTTAACTACAAGATACTATATTTCTTCCATTTATGCAAATTTATTTTTTATAATCCGATACATCCTCATACTCTGCTAAATTTCTTCTAACTAACTCTAAGCCTAACTCATTAGCTAACTGAAGAATAGTAGAAGTTTTACCACCACCTGCTTCACCTTCTACATTTACTGTTTGTACAGCCAATCCTTTATCCAATAATATTTTATTGTTGTTATAGATATAAGTTAATAAACCTTTTAACTCTTCAGAGTTCATGCTAATTTTGTTGTTTGTTGCCATAATCTTTTGGTAATTGAATTTGTAAACCTTCTAAATCTTTATTTAGTCCTTGGGACTGACTAGAGATAACCCATAATACTGGTCCTCTACATTTATCTGGGGCTGGTGCCTCACCATCTGTAAAATAAATCAAGCAGTTGAATTTTCTAAAATTCTGATCATAATAATCTGTTACAGGCTCAAAGCTGGTGCCTCCTCTGCCATGTATTTTAAAATCTGCTTTAGAATCAAACTTTCCTATATGAGATATAGAACTATCACATTGAATGACAGTAATATTAGTACCACTCTTTTGAATATGATACATCTCTGATAAGAATTCTTTGAGTTCACTTGTAGATACTGATCCTGAAGTATCTATAGCAAGAAGTATATTTTTCTTATACTTATGCTTCATACCAGGATTTTCTATAAATCTAAAATTAGGTTTGTGTCTGGACATTCTGGTGTTATGTTTAATAGTCCCACCAACAAACCTTCTAAGATATCCTCTCCAATTAAACTTAGGAGGTTCTAGCTCATTAATCTTTTGTAAGATTTCTGCAAACTCTCCGGGTACTGTACCTCTAGATTTAGTAACCTGATCAGCTACTTCTTTAAGAATATGCTCTGTTTGTGTTTTAATCAACTTCTTAGTTGCTTCATCAAGATCTTCAAACTCTTGCCAAGAATCATGATTAGGTAGCTTTACTTTTCTAGGCTCACCATCATCATCAAGTTCAATTTCAATATTACCATCTCCATTTCCATCACAAGCTTCCATTATCTGATCTAGATTAGGGCAAGTACCAGGATTATTAGCAGCTTGCATTAACTTATCATAATAATACTTGGTACCTTGTTTTGGTTGTAGATTAAGTTCAGGAAATAAACTCATAGTCATTCCTCCTGGTGGAAGAAAGCTCTCATCAATATACTGATTGATCTCAATATCCATAGCTATGTTAGCTATTTGCTTATTGGTTAAATGTTCAAATTCAGTAATATGAAAGAAACCAATATGGAGAAGCTCATGCTTCAATAAACCTATCTTGTGATTAGGTTCAAGAGTCTTCCAAAACTCTTCATTTAGATACAACTGATAATTAATACCTAGCCTGCTAACACCTGCAGTAGGTACCTTATTATTCCATTGTTTGTTTAACATTGTAAGGAACATGCCATAAAAGGGCTCCTTCAACATTAACTCTTTACTAGCTTTTGCTAGTTCTTCTGCTTTGTTACTCATGTTGTTTTAGTTTTACATTTATTTCTATAGAGTCAATTACATCTTCAAAGCCTATTAAACTTCTACCAATGAAATCTTGTAGTCTTTTAGTGTAAAACACTATATCAAACTCTTTGTCTTCTTTAGAAGTATACTTGTTGTGTTTAATTACTTTAAACAAATCAGCATATGTAATAAACTTTAGTGTCATAGCTGTGTAGCTACCGTGATACTTGAGGACTTTCTTAGCATGCTGTTCCCAAAGATCTTTTCTGCAGTTTGCATTCTTTCTTAAGAATAGTGTTTGAAGAAGATTCTTTTTACCTCCTAGATTGTTTATAGCAGTAAGTGCTACTATTGCATCTTCATCAGATGCATTTAACATATCTAGTAAGCTATTATAAGATTCTTCATCAATTTTTATTTTATTAGTTAATCCTCTAGTTTTTGTGTCTTGAGCATCCATGTTGGTGTTTCTTTGTTGTTAAGAGCATCTACCCATTCTTTAGCTGATGGAATATAGCCATTGCAGTCTTCTTTGACATGCTGCTCACCTACATACCGGGTGTATACAATATTATTATCTGAATTAAAGAAGTGTGTACCAAATATTTTCTCACATTCAAATATACCTTCAGAGTGGTGTCTGAACATTCTGTGAATACTGTGACCTACCCATGCCTTGGTTTCATCAAACCACTCATGATACTTGATATAATCTTCCCATTGACCACCAAACTTTTTAGCTGAGCTTTTGGCATGTTGTATAGGATGACTCATGTTATTCTTTTAAGTATTCTTTTAGTGAGCCGTTGTGGCTATATGTCTCAATTTCAGTTACTCTTATATTATTTTCTATATTATAAGTAAACTCATCAAGATCAATGATGATATCACCATAACCACCTTCATTGTTATACCAATCTTCTAAACCATCTAACATAGGATATGCTAGATTTTGTATATCATCATGCTGAGATTCATTTATGTTTAACTGACTAGAATAATATTCATCATCTTCTTTATCATAATAAAGAACATTGTCTATAGCTCCAGAATCTCCTGATCCTTCATATGTTACTCTTATTTTTTTAACACCTCTGTCTTTTAAAAAGACAACAGCTTTTTGCCATGTATCTAATGTTTCTTCTGTCATATTTTTCCTTTGTAAAATCTACCCAATATATTACCGTTGAGAAATGCTTGACTTTCTAATACACCTAGTACAAACTGATGCTTAACTTCTTCATAAGTAAGTTGGTTTTTACTGAAGCATATCTTCAAGATTTCTCTTTTAATTATAGCACCACTTCTGTGAGCTTGTTTAAGAACTTCATTACTACTATAGTAATCATGATAAGCTAGTTTACTAACTCTTTCATAAGTTTTCTTTCTTTTATCTGTAGGTAGTTTCTTTTTGCTAAGTTTTTTCTTTGTGTTAGCATAAAAGTTCTTCTTACCAATATAAGATATAGATTGATTACCTATGATTGCAGTCATCTGATAGACAAATCCAACAGCTCCTGCTGGTATGTGTTCATCTGTGAACACAACACCTTTATAAATCCAACTCATGATACAAGTGTTTTATTAAGTTTTTCTTTTAGTAATGGTGTAAGGGTATCCCGGGTTTTGTTAATACCATGATCTCTTAAAGAATCTGATAGATCTTTAGATAGTTCAAGTATTACATAAGGTATATCATACTTTAATTCAGCATTTAGTACATGTTCTGGTATCATACTATTCTCACTATCAGGAGCTATTGCCTCTGCATTTTTATAACCAAGTTTCTTGAATGCCATGACATCTTTTAATGAACTACATATTACTAGATATGGAACAGTCATTGTAAGCTGATCACTACCCTGTATATAATCCTTGACCTTAATAAACTTATAGTCTTTTACATATGGGTGATAGATTTTATACAAACTACCATCCTTTCTAAAATAACCATAGATATTGTGACCTTTGATACATACCTCTTTTATCTCACCATCATCTTCTTTTGTAAGTTTATACTCAGATAGTGGAGTTACTTTATAGAATTCTAATAGCTTAGAACCTATATGAAACTTACTCCAAAATCTTTCATCAAGATTAGTCCAGTTTCTTAAAGAGAAATCAGATACTTGATACTTAGATCTTTTCTTAAATTCTCTTACTGTGTCATCCTGATTGTTGAGTACATATTGATTATAGTCTTCTATAATCTTGTGTACAGTTTCACCTCTAGTTGTAAGGTTAAAAAGTTCTTGTACTAGATTAATAGCATCACCTTGTTTACCAGTAGAAAAATCTTTATACTTATAAACTTCAGAACTAGAATAATAAATGTACATTGAAGGAGTCCTATCATTAGGATTAAATGCTGACTTTAACTTTACATCTTGACCATTCAATTTTTCACCAAGCTGTAAGTAATATTCAAATATCCACTCTCTAGGTATTTCTCTTATATCTACTATTAAAGATTTAATTTTCAGCATATTAGTAGAATTAAAAAGGGGAGCTTTATGTTCTCCCCTTTAGTTAAATATTATAGATCAAAGTCTGATGCATCAGTAGAAATACCTGGAGTGCTTGTGTCACCACCAAATTCATTTACTGGTTCAACTTTCTTCTTCTTAATATGTTCTTCAGGTTTAAACTTTAACTTCTGTTTGTATATTCTTTACCTGCAATACAAAATGCAAAGAACTTACCACTAAAAGGTTTGTCTTTGTTAAAAGCTGCATAGAAAGACTCAATAGTATCATGCTTTTCATCTTGTGCATCAAACCAAGCTCCACAACCAGTAGACATAGAAAACTGCTTTAACCATTTTAGCATTTCCATATCTCTGCTTACTTGTACACCTGATTTGGTTTCACCATCTGCAAAAGCCCACTCAGTACCTTTAACATTACCTACTTTACCTTTGTGTCTTCCTAGTTCTGGTCTGTCTTTATCAATATAAAAACCTTGGAATCCATCACCAAGATCTTCACCTTCTAAGTGCAATACAACTGTATATGCTCCTGGTTTATACTGAAATTCTTCTAGGCTAATTCCATTAATCTTACATAGATTAGTTCCTGGTTCTAAGGTTTTAGAGACTCCATCTCCACCTACTGTGATGTTTTTTGTGCTTAATTTACTCATTTTACTTTTTATTGATTGTTTGTGATATCTATTACTTCTGCTATTGTTCCATCTTCATTTCTCTTAACTTGATCTTCTCTTAAGAAAGTATCAGCCATTTCTTCTGCTGTATACAAACCTAGCAATAAATCTGCACCTATACGGTTAGCACCTTTAGCTAAGCATCTTGCATAAAGCATTTCTTTTGGCATTCTCTTCCAGTTGTCCTTAGTAGTCAAACCTTGTTTCTCTGCATCTTTCCATGAAAAACTGCAGTTCTCTTCTACATTGTCTCTCATAAAAACAATAGTAGTTCTTTGATCAGTTGGTTTTGTACCATCAACTTTTGGTGCAATAGTATCTGTAGACCCATCAGGATATACAAATACACCATCTTCTTTAGTATAAAACTTTACACCACCTTTTCTTAGTAATGCACCTGTAGCTTTTGCTGACAAGCTTAACTTACCTTGAATAGGAATAATGTAATGGAATGCCTGCATTGTAGCAAAGCCTAACTCTTTACCCATCTGGGCAATAGTAAATGCTTGTTCTACATTTCTGACATGTGCCGGTAACTGTTTAGAATCAATCAAAGTTTGTAAAAAACCTTTTAGATCTTGTCCTTGTGTTGTTGGTGTGTTTTCTGTCATTTTTACCTAATTAAATCATTTAACCATTCTTTTTTACTTACAGGTCTTTGCAATAAAATTGCTGCCAGATCTCTAATAGTCATCTCATTAAGAGGTGGATCTTGATCAACATCTGGCAAACCAAAATCAAACTCTGTTTTTATTTCAGAAATTTTGATTGTTGCTCCTTGTGGAGCTATCACAGCCTCTGGGCTATACTTTTTTATAGTTTCTAATTCTGCAACAGGTACCAAGTACCTTAAACTATTTACATCTTCTCCACCTACTTTTTCATACTCTTCATCAAAGTGTGGATTAAATCTATAAAGGTATAATGTTCTATCAGAATCTTCAGGTACATTAAACCTGTCTGTAAATTCTAGATACACATCATGTCCTTTACTAATTTCACTATGGAAGAAACTAACATACTTGTCTACCTTACCGCTGGGCCTATAAGCCATCTTACCAATAAGGCTAGTTTCTTGTACACCTTTTTCTCCCAAAGCTTTCTTGTGAAACTCCCTGAGTTTCTTCAAGTTTTCTTTCTTGTCTTCTGTTGTTACTGTACTCATATATTACTTATTTTTACTTTTACTTGTCTAGCTGGTGCTGGCATCTCATGAATAGTCATTTGTTCAAAAGCTGTCTTAAAGAATGCTACACCTGTTTCACCATTTCTACACTTAATAAAGTGCATGGCTAGTATAGTAGGATCACCATCAACTATGTATCTTTCTACACCATAGTACTTGATTTTTTGTTTGCCGGGTCTATTAAGACCTATCAAAGTATCTGCATGCTGTAACAAAGCATCTGCACCCATGATATCAGATTCTAATATGAAGTTACCATATTTACCATCTTCATTTCTCTCAGGTGCATCTATACTTCTATTAAGCTGACTAAGTACTATAAATGCTATAGGATATTTTCTTTTGAGAGCTGTAAGTGTTTCACCAAGAGTATAAAGCATGTCAAACTTATCCTTCTCACCAGGACTTCTCTTTAATAATAAAGAGTGATCTAATGTGATAATAGTATTTTTATATAGTCTTTTACCTTCTTCATTAACTGAAGAGTGTAAGTTCATATATTCTTGTACTATTTCTCTGAATTCAATCATATTACATGGTTCTTCTACCACATCAATAGGATACTTAAGTTTGTCTTTTGCATAGACTCTACATTTCTCAAAGTCTTCATCTGTTAGCTGACCATCTGCACTACATAAATACTTATATGATTTTTGCAAGTGTCCAGAATATTCCCTGATAGCCGAGTTCTTACCCAGCATCTCAAACTGAAATTCTAACACTCTAAAATTCATAAGAGGATTTAGTTTAAATGCACCATTAACTAGTAAATCTTTGATTAAGGTTTTACCAGTTGCAGGTCTAGCACCAATAACAGTTGTACTGTGCCATTCTATACCATCAGTTGTTGCATTGTTAAAAGATTGCCAAGGAGTTTTAATACTAGTAATCTTACCTTTCTTTCTACCCTCTAAATAGGACAAGGATTCTACAAAAGCCTCTTTTTGAGTCTTCCACTTTGTTGGTTTGTTCATTTGATTAATTATTATGTGGGATAACAAATATACCCAAAACATAGGTAAAAACCAAGCAGAAATTCCTAATTACTTGACTCATAATTAGAAAACTTTGTCAGTGTATTTAGCTTCTTCAAACTCTTCACCATTCTTTACAAGCTCACAAAAAGCTGCTAAGTCTGATGACCAGGACTTATCTGTGTCTTGTTTTCTTATAAAGTATTTAGAAGTTCTAGTATACTTAAAGTTCTTGCTCTTTTCTGATTCTATGTAAGTTGTTGCAGCTAAATGTATAATCTCCCAGTCATACTCATGATTCTCAAAAAACCACTTGAATGCTGTGACTATTTCTTTAATAGGTGCTCTAGCTGCTTTGTTACTAGGTAACTTCATTCTTGGAAAGATATTATTATATATCTCACAGTTTTTGTTGAATTCATCACCCATGATTGTATTCATAGCAGCTTTAACTTGCACACCCATATAAGAACCTACTTTTGCTATTATGCTATATCCTTTAGGAGTAAGCTCATAGTTTGGTCCTTCTGCTGAGGTATTATCTTTTATCCACTGATTTACAACAAGATGTCTTAACTCTTGATGCATGTTTATAAGTGGTGGAGACATACTCTCATTAATACAACACAACAAATAGAATTGATTAGGAGTTAGTCCTTCTTCAATAATACTATTAAATACAGTCAATACTTCCGGTCTTGTTTTCAATTTCATTTTGTAAAGTTTTGACTAAGTGTGTAAATACAGGATCTTGAATGCTCAAGAATCCTTCTACTTTAGATACAGCTACTGATACTGTAGAATGATTTATGTTTAAACATTGACCAATCTTTACTACTGTGTAACCCATATCATAAAGTATTTTACATACTGCATGTTTGTAATTAATTACATCTCTCTTTCTCTTTTTTGAAGTAATCTGATAAATCTCCATATTAGAAGCTTCTAGTTCTTCTTTAAGTAGTCTATTACCTATTTCTTCTATTACATGAAATGAAACAGGTTTGAGTTTAGATTGTAGATGGACTGTCTTCTTGTTACTTCTCTCTGTATAAAGTACTACAGGTTTTACACCATACTTTATTTTAAATTCATCTACAAACTTCTCAACATACTCTCTCATCTCTTTTTCTAAGATTGTTTCTTCATTTTCTACCATACTATCTTTTCATTAAATTGTTTATCTACTAAGATAGATATTTTATTGAAAATATCACTACAATCCCACATCTCTAATTCTTTGTAAGCAGCACTAGCAGGGTGACTGGCAAATACCTTATAATTATTATCAGGTATTACATCAGCCCAATCTTGTGCTTTCTTACCTAAGAATCCATAGACTAATCCAGGATTGTGTATAGTAATATAGTCAAACAAAAAAGTAAGAAAAGGCCTCCATAAATCATAGTGAGTACCACTTTTGTTTATCTGTGTAGTAAGAGCAGTGTTTAGCATTAGTATGCCTTGGTTTGACCATCTAGTTAAATCAGGATCCCAAGTATATCCATCTGTATAGACTGTGCTTTCTATTGCTTTAAATATATACTTCAAAGACTTTTCTGGTTTACCAGTTACATCACAAGAAAAAGCAATTCCACTAGCCGTGTATGGCTGTGGGTATGGATCTTGTCCTAGTATTACAACCTTAAGATCTTTCAAAGGACATTCTTCAAATGCCTTGAATACTAGTTTAAGCTGAGGTGTAAATCTTTTACCCTCTTTTGCTTCTTGTAATAATTTTATAAGTATGTTCTCAAAGTCTGTACTAAGTATAAAAGTTTTAAGTACATCACCCCAACCAGATGGTTTGAGTTTCTCATATAACTTTATCTGTGTGTCTCTGAGATCTACAGTTTCTAATACACTCATATTAATTAAATTTATTATATTTGCCTTATGGCTAAAATTAAATACCAAACTATACCACCAGATGCTATCATTGATATTCAAGTATCAGGTTCTTTTTACAGAAGACTTGTTGAGATATTAACTGCTTTAGGTAATGGTATGCCTATAGAAGATTTCAAGAAAGTTCTTGAAAAATTAAAAGGCAATGAACCACCTGCTAATATTCATGAATTAAACATTCATCTTAATATGATGCTTATTTATGAAATTGAGCAACAAGCTGTTAAACAAAAAAAAGCTGTTGATGCTGAAATGGAAGTTCCTGATGAGGAAAAACCAGCTGAGGTTACCGGCAGTTGACACCCACCATATCTCCAATTTCTATAATAGTTTCTATTACTAATGCTAAATCTGTTTTAGATGCATTAGCAAAAGATTTACATATCATAACAGTTTCTCCATCTACATTTTTCTTTACACAAAGACCTGATTTCTTCTTGATAAGAAGCTTCATGTCTTCATAGTTATCTCCTGTTTCTTTAGCAATCTCTCTGATACATTTATGTATTTTAGCTAACTGGGCTAGTGTGCCATCATCTTTGTTGGCATCTAGAAATATCTCTACAGTTTGCCCAGGTTCCAAGCTATCTAGGAACAATTTATATATAGCTTCATCTGCATTGGTAGTATAGACAAGTTTACCCCCATCCTTTCTTAGGATAGAGGTAAACATATTATCTTTCTTACCTTTCATATTGTTTAGGTCCTTGGGATTTTAAGAACTTTTTGTGTTCTGATTTTAATACTTTAAGCTCAGCTCTCTCTTGTGGAGTTTTCATGAATCTTTCTTGGTGAGCTTTTACTTCTGGTCTTACAACATTTGCTTCTTTTTTCATAGTTTAATTTGTTTTTGATTACACCAATTGATACAATACATTGATACTAGACTGTGTAGTTTTTCTAGATCAACATCATCTAATGCTTTGCTCATTGCATAGAACATAGCAATCTGATCTTCTCTTGAAGATATATCTAATCTTACTTTTTTCCATACAGGCATCATCCAATCCCAGGACCTGTGAAACATGAGATCTTCTGCACTCATTATGTAAAACTCTTCATAAGTTAATCCTGATAAAAACAGTGCTTTAAGTGCTTGTGGTCCACCTAAGTATGCTTCTATAGCATTGTTTTTCTTTATGATATCACTCAC